AGCGGGCGCCAGCCACCTGGGCGCGAACACGATCGGCGTGGAGGACCTGGCCGCGATGTTCGCCCGGATGCTGCCGTCCAGCCTGATGAACGCGATCTGGCTGGCGGACATCGGGACGTTCCCGCAGCTGGCCACGATGGCGGTTCAGGGCGCGATCGCCAACAGCAGCCCGGTGTGGATGAACAACGGCGTCATCGGCGCGCCCCCGGCCGCGATCTACGGCCGCCCGGTGTACTTCACGGAGAAGTGCCCGGCGCTCGGCACCACGGGCGACATCTCGTTCGTGGACCCGTCGTTCTACCTGATCGGCGACCGGCAGGCCATCACCGCCTCTGCCAGCCCGCACTTCGCGTTCAGCACGGACAAGATCGCCTACAAGATCATCGAGCGGGTCGACGGGCGCCCGTGGCTGCAGTCCGCGCTGACCCCGAAGAACGGCGGGAACACCCTGTCGGCGTTCGTGCAGCTCAGCTCGACCCGGACCTGATAACTACCGCGCGGGGGTCAGATACCGCAGAAAGGCCAGGCGAATAGCCAATGTCCCAGATCCTCGGGCTCGGCAACCGGTTCAACCTGGGCGTCTCCCCGACGACCCAGAAGAACCGGTACAACATGCGCGACTGCGACGTGGTCGGCATCCTCATGGTCGGCGCGACCAGCACGGCGAACCTGACGCTGAACGAGTGCAACGCCGCGACGGGCGGCACCGAGCAGGCCCTGGCGGTGATCACCGTCTACTGGACGCAGGCCAGCGCGACCGCGCCGACCGCGTGGACCAAGGTCACGCAGGCCGCGGCATCCACGGTGCCGGGCATCAACGGCGGCGTGACGTACTTCGAGGTGTCCGGGGTGTCGCTGAGCGACGGCTTCAAGTACCTGGACGCCACTCACGCGAACGCGACGATGGTGTTCATCCTCAATGGCCTGGACGTGCGGCGCACGCCTGAGAACCTCGTGTCGGCGGTGCTGTAATGCCTACCAACATCCAGAACCAGCAGGTCCTCCGCGCGGCGTCCGGCTTCCAGGTCGTCCGCACGACATCGCTGGTCGCGCAGTCGCTGACGTCGATGTTCACCATCACGGGCGGCCGGGTCATCGTCAACGCCCTGTACGCGAAGCTGACCATCGCCTCCGACGCGTCGAACGCCACGTCGATCGTGGTCGGCTTCACCGCGTCGGAGGGCGCGGGCGCGAACATCGCCAACGCGATCGCCACCGCCACGGTGGTCGGCGTCGTCCGTGAGGCCGGCACCCACTGGTCCGTGGGCGCGACCGCCTCGGCGCTGTCCCTCGGCGCTACCGCGGCGACGCCGCTGGCGGTGATGACGAAGATCCTCCTTGGCCCGGGCGTCATCACCTACACCGGCAGCGTCGGCGTGAACCCCGGCTCGGCGCAGTGGTACCTGAACTACCTGCCGCTGGACCCGGGCGTGTCCGTGGTGGCGAACTAGCGGTGGCGCACGCGAACGCGGTCACCGGGGCGACGGTGTACATCGACGACAGCCTGCCGTCGGAGGTCGTCATCCCGGAGGACACGCTCACCCCGGACGGCTGGCCTACGAACGTCCGCTTTGTCGGCCCCGGGGACACGTACGGCTCCGGCGTCGTGACCGACATCGACTCGGACGCCTGATGTCGTCGTGGCGGTGCATGACCTGCCGGACCGTCTACGCGGTCGGCATCCCGGCATGCCCGCACTGCGGCGGCACTGAGCACGGCGAAGGAGAGGAAGCCATGGCGAAGGCAAGCGCCGAGGGCGGCGCGACCCACTATGTCGCTGAGGGCGACCCGGTCCCCGATGACCTGCCGGCGGGCGTGCGGCTAGTCGGCCCTGGCGCGCCCGTGGAGGGCACCGAGCACCCGGCGGATGGCACCATATCGCCGCCGATCTCGGGTGACGGTGATGGCGAGCCCGGCGAGCAGGTTATCCAGCTGCCGGACGGCGAGTACGCCAAACCCGATGGCCCGGCGCTGTCAGCGGCGGGCGACGACGATGAGGACGGGCCGCCGGACTACATGGCGTACCGCGTCGTCGACCTGCGGGACCTGGCCCGCGATCGTGGCCTGCCGGTGACCGGCGCGAAGGCGGACCTGGCGGCGGCCCTGGCGGCCTGGGACGCCGACCACCCGGACGGCCTGGCCGCAGGCGGCGCGGGCGACGGCGACGACGCCGCCCGGGCAGGCGAGTAGCCCGTGTCGTGGGAGCAATTGCGCGAGACGGCGGAGCTGAACCGGCAGTTCCGCCGGGACGAGCTGTCGAAGCCGCCGGCCGCGTGCCCGAACGACGGCACGCCGCTGGAGCCGTCCCCGCCGGGGGCCGACTCGACCATGTTCTGCCCGCACGACGGCTACCGGTGGCCCGGCGACCCGAACCCGCTGAGGCCCGGCGGCCTGTAACACGCGCGACAACCGAATAACCCACACCAGCTAGCCCGTAGAAAGCAGCCGAGGCGGCAGGAATGACGATCACGGTTCCCGTGTACTGCACGCGGGAGGACGTTAAGACGGCGCTTGACATCAAGGCCACCGCGCGGTCGAACGCCCAGGTTGACCGCGCCGTCATCTCCGGCGCCGGGGCTGTCGAGGACCAGCTGAAGCGCAAGTTCTACCCCTTCGACGGAACCCGGGTGTTCGACTGGCCGAACCGGTTCCAGCGGGCGGCCGCGTGGCGGCTGTACTTCGGGGCGAATGACCTGGTCTCCGCGACGGCGGTCACCTCTGGCGGGGTGGCGATCCCGCTGGCGTCGGTTAACTTCGAGCCTGCGAACTCGGGGCCGCCGTTCACGCGGATGGAGCTGGACATCTCCAAGTCGCCGGGGTCGTTCACCGCCGGGGCCACGTGGCAGCATGACATCAGCATCACCGGCACCTGGGGGTACAGCGCCGCCGTCACCCCGGCGGGGACGCTGACCGCGGCGGTCACGGACACCACGGGCACGACTGTGGCCGTGTCGGACTCCACGCAGTGCGGGGCCGGGTCGCTGCTGCTGATCGGGACTGAGCGGCTGCTGGTCACTGACCGGTCGATGATCACCACCGGGCAGTCGCAGCAGGGCGCGGGCGCGGGCACGGCGGTCAACTCGGACGTGTCGCTGACCGTGACGGACGGCACCAAGTACACGGTGAATGAGATCCTGCTGCTGGACTCCGAGCGGATGCTCATCACTGACATCGCGGCGAATGTCCTCACCGTCAAGCGCGGGTGGGACGGGTCGGTGCTGGCCACCCACTCGGGCGCGACGGTCTACGCGCCGCGCTCGCTGACGGTGACCCGCGGCGCGCTGGGCACCACGGCCGCCACCCACCTCATCAGCGCGGCGGTCAGCCGGTACGCGTTCCCGGGGCTGGTCACGGAGCTGAACGTCGCCGAGGCGATCAACACGCTGCTGCAGGGAACGAGCGGTTATGCGCGGACGGTCGGCGAGGGCGACAACCTGCGGCTGGCGTCGGGCGCTGGGCTGGCTGACATCCGGGTGCGGGCGATGGCCGCGCACGGCCGCGCCAAGGTACGGCAGCGGGCGGTGTGACATGGGCAGCCTGACGGTGAAGGTGATCGTGGGGGCGCAGGGGCCGCTGACGGACGGGTCCGCCCCGGGGATCGTCCACGCCTGGACTGATGAGGTGAAGCGGGACATAGCGCAGGAGGGCCTGAACCGGCTGCGCGGCTTCGCCATGAACAAGACCGGCCGCGGCACCGGCCGCTACCAGTCGGAGCTTCAGACGTCGAACCTGGCCTACGGTGACATCCGCATCAGCGACCCGGTGGTGTACGGCCCGTGGCTGGAGGGATCGAGCAGCCGGAACTCCTCCACCCGGTTCAAGGGGTACCGGCTGTGGCGGAAGACGGCGCAGGTGCTGGAGGATGACGCTGGCAAGATCGCGGAGCGGCGGATGCCGGAGCTAGTGCAGAGGCTGGGCGGCTGACATGGCCTTCGACGCTGCCGCGGTGCTGGACCTGTTCGACAAGGTGTCCTCGCACGCTTCCAGGCTGGGCCTGTTCGAGTCGGTGAACACGCACGAGCCGAAGAACGCGCCGGGGAACGGCCTGTGGTGCTCCATCTGGGTGCAGGACATCAGCCCCGTGCCGTCGTCGGGGCTGGCGTCGGTGTCGGGGCGGGTGGAGCTGCGGGTCCGCATCGGGTCATCGATGGTGGCCGAGCCGCAGGATTCGATTGACCCGGCCATCCTGTCCGCCGTGACGGTGCTGATTGGCGAGTACACCGGCAACTTCACGCTGGGCGCGACGGTGCGGGCCATTGACCTGATCGGCATGGAAGGCACCCCGCTGAAGGCGCAGGCGGGCTACGTGCAGATCGGCCAGGCGGTGTACCGGGTCATGGAGATCACGCTCCCGGCCCTGGTCAACGACATGTGGACGGAGGTCGCCTTATGGCGAAGCAGGCCGGACTCGGTGACCAGTTCCTCATCGACGGCACGGACCTGTCCGGGGACACGGCGTCGCTGGGCAGCATCCACGGCGGCCCGGCGCCCATCGACGTGACCGCGATCAACAAGAGCGCGTATGAGCGGCTCGGCGGCCTGCGCGACGGCGGCATGACCTGGGTGTCGTTCTTCAACCCGGCGAACGCTCACCCGAAGCTATCCGCACTGCCCACCGCCGACGTCGTGTGCAGCTACTTCCGCGGTACCGCGCTGCTCAACCCGGCCGCGTCCCTGGTCGCCAAGCAGCTCAACTACGACCCGACCCGTGACCAGGCCGGGGCGCTGACGTTCGCGGTGGACGCGCAGGCGAACGCGTTCGGGCTGGAGTGGGGCAAGAACCTCACCGGCAACGGCACCACTGAGCTGCGGACGGACGGCTCCGCGACGACCGGGGCGGCGATCGATGAGAACCCGTCCGCGGGCACGGCGTTCGGCGGGCAGGCGTACTTCCACCTGATCGCGTTCGCGGGCACGTCGGTGACGATCGACATCCAGTCGGCGACCACCTCGGGCGGCGCCTACTCGACAACCGGCCTGACGTCGTCGGCGCTGACCGTGCCGGGGGCGCAGCGGGTGGCGGTCAGCAACGTGACGACGATCAACGAGTTCCTGAAGGTCGTCACGACCGGCACCTTCACTAACGCGGTGTTCGCGGTCGTGTTCGTCCGCAACGCGATCGCCGGGCAGGTGTTCTAGGTGGCCGGGGAGCTGATCCGGGGCGCGGACGGACTCATGCGCGCGGCCCCGCTA